AAAGACTCACCAATATGTGATTTTTGTAATGACAAACTTTGTTTCACAAGAAAGTTTGGTAAACTGGGATCACCTGATATTGATGTGACTGGAATTAGAATGTTAGATTCTGATCCTCCAATTTACTTTGTAACCGCAGATGGTGAGACTATGGAGTGTGACCCAGATACATTACATGATCCAGATAAGTTTTCTAAACATGCCATGATACATATTCGTAAAACATTATTATCCACAAATAAAATGATGTGGAAGAAACGAGTAAATAAATTATTAGCAGAGATGGATGATCCTATTCCAGCACCAGATGATATGCGTATTGATGTGATCTTACAGACTGCACTCACAGACTTTGTAAGCAAGAATGGAAAAGAATTAGAAGACGTCATGAAAAGAAAAGCATTCACAGAGAATGGTCACAGTTGGTTTAAGTTTAAAGACTTCTGGAGATTTTTAATGGCCACGAAGCAATGGCAAGACAAGACATATAATCAACATAAAACTTTACGCTTAATACAAACTTTATTTCAAGCAGAGTCTGTTGTTAAAAAGATTGGTGAAGAAAGTGTAAAAGTTTGGCAGGTCAAAGGACTCGAACTTAAAAAAACAATCGTAAGAAAAAATAAAAAGAAGAAAGCTAATTTTGAATTATGAGAACGATTATCCCAGGACCTCCAGGCACCGGCAAAACACATACCTTAGTTAATAAATATTTACATCATGAATTATTTAATCTTAAAACTGATCCTAAGAAAATAGCTTACATTACTTTCAGTAAGGCAGCGACGAAAGAAGCTCGATCAAGAATTACTCAAAGGTTTCCAGGTTTTGAATTTGATTACATTTCAACTATGCATGCTATGGGCACTAGAGCTTTAGACATTGATACATCAACACAATTATTAAATGGAAAAAACTGGAATGGTTTTAAAAATTTTTCTGTGGTGTGTAAAGATATGTCTTTTGAAAATCATGAAACAGAGTCTGGGTATAGAAATTATAAAAATCAATACATGAAAATTATTGAGTATGCGAGAGCAAAACAAATTGATGTACTTGAGTCAGCAACAGAATTAGAATTAGACATTCATATTGATGACAATTTACTTTTACAAATCGAACAAGATTTAAAAGACTATAAAGAGTTTTACAACATGTACGAGTTTTCTGACATGTTGAACAAGTTTGTTGAGAAAGACTTATCACCGTCCCTCGATGTGGTTTTTCTCGATGAAGCCCAAGATCTGAATCCTTTGCAATGGAAAATGTTCTATTACATTGAGGCCCAGTGTAAAAGATCTTACATTGCAGGGGATGACGATCAGGCCATCTACGCATTTCAAGGTGCGTCTCCTTCTGAATTTATAAACCTTCGTGGTGTTATTGATGCACAGACTCAGTCTGTGAGAGTGCCAAGAACAGTGCATAAAGTTGCGCTGTCAATCTTAGAGCATATCGAAGAACGCTTAGAAAAGCAATGGCAACCTAGAGAGGATGAAGGTCAAGTGATTGATCATTTAGATTTACCTGACATTGATCTTAGCGAAGGTGATTGGTTGATTTTAACCAGGACTAACGATCAAATGAAACCCATTGTTGAACATCTTCATGATACCGGACATCGGTTTAACTGTAAGTTTAATGATTTATTGCCTAATGATTTACTAGAAGCAATTAATATTTGGGATCGTTTAAACAAAGGTGCAAGTATTAGTGGTGAGGAAGTTGAACTTCTTTATAGTTTTTTGACTAAAAAAGATATCAAACATGGTTTCAAAGGTAAAGCGTATAATCAAATTGATTCGGTAGATTTAAATCAATTACGACATGAACATGGTTTACTCGCTTCTGGAGACTGGACGATTTTAAATATGTCTGATGCACAACATGCGTACATCGAGAGTCTCGTGGCAAGCGGCGAGGATCTAAGTAAACCTGCACGCATAAAAGTTTCAACGATACATTCTGTTAAGGGAGAAGAATGTGACAACGTTATTTTATTTACAGATCTAGAAAATATTATTTACGAAGCTGCTCAAGTAAATAAAGACACAGAACATCGTTTGTTCTTTGTTGGTGTGACCCGAGCAAAAAATAAATTGTATATTACGAATCAAGGTTCGGAATATCAATACAACATTGGAGAAGATATATGACAAACAAATCTTTTTTTAAAGAGGCAGACAAAAAACAAATAGGAGGGGATCATTACAAATTAAAGATTCAACCCTATCATTTTATCATGGAGAATAGGTTGAATTTTTTTCAAGGTAATGTAATTAAGTATGTAGTGAGATATTTGAAGAAAGATCAAATAAAAGACTTAAATAAAATAATTCACTATTGTGAATTAGAAATAGATAGATTGCGAAAGGAATGGGATAAGTAATTGTTTCAAGCACAAACAGAATGGATTTGTCCTGAAAATTTTCCAGATTTATCTGGCTATCAATACGTTGCGATTGATTTAGAAACAAGAGATCCAAATTTAAAAACAAGAGGTTCTGGTTCTGTTATTGGCCAAGGAGAAATTATTGGTGTTGCTGTAGCTGTTGAAGGCTGGTCAGGGTATTATCCGATTGGTCATCGTGAAGGCAACATGGACAAAAGAAAAGTTTTAGAGTGGATTACAAAAGTTTGTGCAGATGACAACACAAAAATTTTTCACAATGCAATGTATGATGTATGTTGGTTAAAGTCTTATGGAATAAAGATCAATGGTTTTATTATTGATACCATGGTGATGTTATCTTTGATTGATGAGAATAGAAGATGGTATTCATTAAACAGTGCGTCGTATGATTATCTTGGAGAAGTTAAAAGTGAACAATCTTTAAGAGAAGCAGCGGAAGCTGCAGGCGTTGATGCAAAATCAGAAATGTATAAACTTCCAGCGATGTATGTTGGATCGTACGCAGAAAAAGATGCAGAACTTACACTAGAATTATTTAGAGTCTTATCAAGAGAAATACAAAAACAAAATTTACAAAACGTATTCGACCTGGAGACAAACTTATTTCCATGTTTAGTTGAGATGAGATTTAAGGGCGTTCGGGTGGATGTTGAACAAGCTCATACATTGAAACAAAAGTTAGTTTCACAAGAAGAAGAATTATTGCTGCAAGTAAAAAAAGAGACAGGCATAGAAACCCAAATATGGGCTGCCAGATCGATTGCCAAAGTTTTTGACAAGCTTTCACTAGATTATTTAAGAACAGAAAAAACTCAGTCACCGTCTTTTACCAAAAATTTTTTGCAAGAACATAAACATCCTTTAGTTCAGAAGATAGCAAAAGCCAGAGAAATAAACAAGGCACATACCACATTTATTGACACGATATTAAAACATGAACACAAAGGTAGAATTCATGCAGATATCAACCCAATTAAATCTGACCAGGGTGGAACAGTGACAGGAAGATTTAGTTATTCAAATCCAAACTTACAACAAATTCCTGCAAGAAATAAAGATTTAGGTCCTATGATTAGAGGTTTATTTATTCCTGAAAAAGATCACACTTGGGGTTGTTTTGATTATTCGCAACAAGAACCAAGACTGGTTGTGCACTATGCAGCAACAACCGAACCTATTTGTTTTAATGATTCTGTAACTAAGATTGTAGAAAAATTTAAAGATGACTCTGTAGACTTTCACCAAACTGTAGCTGACATGGCAAACATCTCCAGGTCACAAGCTAAAACAATTAACCTAGGATTGTTTTATGGTATGGGTAAAGCTAAGTTACAAGCAGAATTAGGATTAAACACGAAGCAAGAAGCTGAGAATTTATTTAATCAATACCATGATAATGTTCCGTTTGTTCGAGAGTTAATGAATAGAACATCTTCGTTTGCACAAACATCAGGATCGATCGGAACTTTACTGGGTCGTAAATGCAGGTTTGATAAATGGGAACCTGCAACATTTGGTATGCACACACCTATGACTTTAGAAGAAGCAGAGAGAACATATGGCCGTGGAAGAATTAGAAGAGCCTTTACATACAAAGCTTTAAATAAACTTATTCAAGGATCTGCAGCAGACATGACAAAGAAAGCGATGTTAGATTTATATCAAGAAGGAATTATACCTCACATACAAATTCATGATGAACTGGATCTATCAATAGAGTCTGATGCTCAGGCAAAAAAGATTATTGAGATCATGGAAAATGCTGTTAAATTAACAATCCCCAACAAAGTCGACTATGAGTCAGGCAAAACCTGGGGAGAGATAAATGGATAAACTATGGCGTACCTTAATGCAAACATTCCACCGATCTATTGCAAGATTCGAACAGAGTATCTTTATGACATGGATCCGAAACGTAAAGGTGAAAGAGATTGTGTTATCTTTGGAATTACTTCTATTACGGGACGTGCCATCCTTTTTAACATCATGTTACCAAATGGTGCGTGTTTTTGGAGACTGCCTATCTCAGCGTTTTTCCAAAGGAATCATAACCGATCCCAGGTGCCCGATATGTCGCTCGACGAACTTCAACTGTGGAATTGTTTTAGTTATTATCCTAGTGTGCATCGCTTTGATTGGATGGATGGTTTAGATGGTAAGTTTAGAGGAAAAGATAAAAAGTTTTATCCTGGTACCTATCTTTTTACTATTGACTGGGGTCATCCTGAGTCCAATATTCTTAACGTGGAACATTCTGAAATACCTCAAGAACATAAGTGTGCACATATATTGGCACTTCGAAATGGCAATTTTGCAGCTCAGCCTAATAATCGTTGTCTGTGGCATGTTAATAGTTACACTACCGATAAAGATTGGCCAGATTTTAAAGTCCAAAATACAGTCTGGGATTGCGAAGATGACGCGTGGGTAACGGAAGATTCTGATAATATGTTCTACGAGTTAGAACCAAATAACGCTTCTCAAAAAGATAAAGATACTGTATAATCAGTCCACTATGGACTACAAAGATTTTATAAAATTAATTAAGTTTAGGGATTCTGCGGCAAAGAAGCAGGCTCAAGTTACCTTTGTTGCACGCAATAGAAAATCAAGACCCAGAGCGAAGAATAATCTTATTGCACCTCACTTAAGAAACATATAAACTATATTTACGAGGGACTGATGAAACTAATTTTAACAATATTGGTGTGTTTATTTTATGCGACTACGGCTAACACAGATGTTTCGCAATCTAATGTATCGGGTGGTAACACATCTATACAAGGTGGCTACACAGCATCCACTACTTACGAGTCTGGTTCTAGCTCTAGCTCTACTACCACTAATAATACTACTAGTAATATACGTTCTGCTCCTAATACTGCCACTGCTCCTGGCCTAGCGCCATCA